GCGGATTGGGTCGAGGTAGTTTTGGTAATGGATCTGTTTTTGGAGATTGTCCAGTTAGACAAAATGCATCTATAAGCACAAGCCCATGTCAATTGGGAGGAGATTTTGATAGTGTTCTTGGTGGTCTTGCCGTTATGAATCTGTTCGGTCACAGAAACTGCACGACCGCTCCTTCTCCATGTAAAGGAGCTTGTACTCCATTAGATTTTGAAGATAAATATGGAAAATTAAATACTCCGGTAAGATATAGTGTTGGCCCAGACGGTTCTAGATATCCAATTTGCGAGTGTGCTAATTATAATTATGGATATTGTGGAATACCAGATACAACCTGTACTTGTCCAGAATATTATCGAGGATTTCCAAAAATATTTGAATATGATTTTGAGTATTGCAACTATAATTTTACTAATATGAGAGGCAATATATGGAAATATGAAGACGGAGAACCTCCTGTATGGGGCGGAGCATTTTTAGATGTGGAATGCGAGCAAGCAGAACTACAGTATAGCGAACCCATCGGGGAAGCCACAGAAGAATGCTATTGGGTAGAATGTATGTTCCCCTCAGAAAGCAAGGATATCTATGAAGCCATAACAACTAATCCGAATCCATACAAGCCATTATGCCCTACAAATTTATGTAGTATTAGTTACGATAACAATACTATTACATTAAATTTACAAGGATCAACTACTTGTTTTTCTAATACAATAAAAACAAAATGTCCTGAAATAACGATAACCCTGCCTGACTCAACATTTACTTTCACAGATTCTATCACTAGTGAATGCACCGAATGTAGCATTGAAAAAAATGCAATTAAAACACCAACATCTCAGAATCCGAAATGGGATATTATTACAGAAACTAGAACAGCTATATTAAATTGGACTTTACCAATAGAAGGAGATAAAAATGTTGATGCTATGGGGGGAGGAGGAGCCGTTTATGTACCCAAAGAAATATGTGGAGATACCGGACCATGTTGTTGCGATAATTGCTATAGAGGAGCAGGCGCTATGATTCAATGCGGACAATCAGCACCAGCTAGCTGGGTTTGGTGGCATGGTTTGGCATGTAATCTAAATGGTTCTCCAGATCCTGAGTTTGCTCCATGTAAAAGAAGAGAAGGACAAGTTGGTATGAAAAATTTGAGATCAGGCATAGGCTTCTATACTGGATCGGATAATGGTAAAGTCAAAGCCAGAGTAATACAAGATTGGAAAAATCAAGTTTCTGCTATATATAAAACTTATGCCCCATGTTTTAATCATAGAGACGGCAGCATAAAAGTAGAAGATTTAGTAGAAGGAGTGATACCTGGTTCTTGCTCTGAGTTACAGTTTGCTGTAGCTAGTTATCCGATGGTAGCGTGGAGAAAAACATTAGAAGGAGGGGAGTCCTCTCAAGGAACTTATGGTGTTCATTATGCATATTTTACATATCAATATAAAAGACCACGCACTATACAAGATGTATTATTAGGAGAAGAAATTAGTAATAAGTGCAGCACAGCAATTTCGATATTTCCTACAGACGGCTATAATATAACAGAAAAATATGAAATTAAAAATTGCGACACTATACCAAATTGCTATGATACTAAGCCGGATGTATGCGATAAGGATCATTATTGCTGTAGGACCGGACAAAATAGAAAGGATATTTAATAATGAATAATAATCCATATTGCGATCTAATAGACACAAATACTGTATTCAATAATAAAAAAGTTTATACATGCTCATATTGTGGGATACAAATTGGGCTAGATAATATTGATACAAAAATGATTTGTTTCAAAAAAATGCAAGATTATTCACTATACATTAGACAAATTTTACGACCAAATCAAGATGCAACAGTATCAGAATTGAAGCCCGGAGAAATCGTCCAGGATTTGGTACTTAATAATCTTTTAGAAAAACAAAAAATAGAACAAGAAAATCAAAATAATCCATCAAATTTATGTACAGATAATGAGATAGAAAACAGATTATCTATTTGCAGAACATGTGAATTTTATCAAGATGATACATGTTCGTTATGTGGGTGTCATATAGTTAGAGAAGCCAATCATATGAACAAATTGGCTCACAAAGATCAGTCATGTCCGGCAGGAAAATGGGGGCCAATTTATTGATTCCTTACATAATCAAATCTGAATACATTCACTATTCCATCTCTAGGTGAGATTTGTATCTGTTTATCTGTAACTTTCCCATCTACCTTGATTCTTATTCTAACATTCGTTCTATTTATAGGGCACCATTGTCTATAATGATGAACATAAACTATATAATGAGCATCTGGAGCCCTTCCAGGAGGCCAGAATATATTTTCAACAGGCGTATTGGTTGTTGGTATAGCATTCATATCAATATCTAACATGCCCATGTTCGGACCAAGCTTATTTTGAAAATTGATAGTTGCAACACCACCAAAATCTGTTGTCATATAAACTCCAACATCAATATCATTAACATCATCCCATGCTATCGAAATCTGTATATCTCCGGTTTGTGCTCCTGCTACTGCTAATCTTTTATCGAATTCATCCCCACCTTTGCCTGCTCCCAATCCTTGATTATTTCCAGTAAACTTTCCGGCTCTTCTGGATCTAACTGGTGGTGCTGGAGGTTCTTTGCCTAGACCTAATCCGGCTATAACGTCATTAAGATTATTCTCGTCTGGTGTCGTTGGCTGATTTCCGGGATTATTGGCTGGCTCTATTGCTGGGCTTGGTTCCGGTGGATCATCAACAATTTTTGGCAATGTTTCATCAATAGATGCTAGTTCTTTTAAGTCTGGAAGTTCCTCCGGACTATCAATCTGTTCGGACAACTTATTATCCACAAGATCATTAACATCAGGCTGTAGTAATTCCGGTTCGTCAGACACAACTTCAGGAATTATATCTTCTAGGATGTCATTCTTTTCTGGTTGTTCTGGAAGAATTGAGACAGATTCTGCATCTACCTCTGTCTCTACAGAGGTAAAAGACAGATCAATCTTTACCGCTTTTATAGGTTGTTCTACTTTTATAACAATAAGAGCTAAGATTAATAAGAATACTGTATTAAAACAAAAACTTTGTAATATTCCAGTATTCCAGATATCTTTGATATCTTTATATTCTTCAGCTATTACGCATTTGTTTCTTGATTTTTTTGCCATTTGTGCCAACCATTATGCGGTAACCAATTGTTGTTGTCATCTTTTCTTTTGGGGAAAAGAGTACCGCCCTTCTTATGCTGTCCGAATGCTAAAATTGCTCCACAGTCATTGCAACGCAATTCATAATAGTCATTTCCGTCTACGTTCCTGACGATATATCGAATATTATTTTTGCCACAAAGTCCGCATTTTTCTTCTCCAAAAATTTCTTGAATTAAAGCTAATTCCTTAAAGATTTCTTTTTGTCCTGATCCTTCTAATTCAAATTCTAGTTTACTATTTGGTTTGTATATTAGTTTCATATCATTCCTTTCTCTGCCAGTTTGGTTGGTAGGTTAAAATATCTGATGGTATACTATTAATGTCTTGCTGATGTTTTGATAATTCTTTTATTATAAGGACAGCATTATCATGGGAAATTTTATCAACATTTGTTGCGTCTATTCCTAATTGAGACACAAGAGACAAAACATTAATATTTAATCTTTTTGCCATAACATCGATGAAATTTATCTGATTACTACTAATATTCTGTTCAGAATTATTGTCTGGGTGATCAGCAACTTCTTTTGATAATTCTTCTGCAGCCACAACTTTACGTAACTTAAGTGCTCGTCTTAGTGCTCGTCCTTCTGCTCGTGTTTCTGCCACGGCCACTGGATGATTGCGATAAATCTTATCACAATTACCCCAATAAACGTCTGCGGCACCGCTTACCGTGCGGAATTTAGATCCGTCGTCAACACCACCATCATTTATAATATAGGTCAGAGAATGCACCACAGTGGCCCTACGCTCATTATCGAGAGCCGGGGCTTGTTCAACAGAGGATTCTGCCCTAACCAAAGTGCAATTTAGGGCAACTTCAAAAATACGACGCAACCCATCGGTTGTTGGATTTCCGGCTATTTTTTCATCATCTGATAATAGACCTAAAACATAATCAGTCCATTCTATATCATGGATAGATGGAATTTTTTTAGTCGAGTCTTCTTCTTTGGATACTTTTTCTTTGGCCATAATTAGTCCTCTATCTCTACTGTTTTTCCTTGGGTGTTCTTTAGTTCCTCAATCGCACCCACAAGTTTGGAGTATACCATACCGGCGCGAGTTTTGGAATAGTCGTGTGTTTGTTTAATCCTGATTAACGAAAGTCCTTTACCAATAATCAATCCTGTCTTCTTAGAATCATATTTCTTATTTCTATTGAGAACATCCTCTCCCCAAACTGGAAGAAAATGAGATGGTCCATCAACTTCGATTGCTACACCAATAGTAGGAAGAAACAGGTCGATTTGCAACTTTGTATTTGATAATATTTGTTCTTTATGAAATTCTACTAAATAACCATTGCTCAAGAGTTCCTTAAGTAGATACTTTTCTAGTTTTGAACCTAATTTGCTACTCTCTCTAACAGCCTTATTCGCAGACTGTATCATATTTTCTTTATGATCTTCGTCTAATGATTGCCAAGCCAATTTACTTTTATTTTTTCGTTGTTTTAGTTCTTTATCACTTAGAGAGTCCCAAGAATTCATAACAGATAGTCCTATCTTGGATTTTGTCTCGTCAGATCTTTTTTTACCCTTGGTAGGGTGAGAGTGTTTGCCATTTTTTAAAGCATTTGCTTGTGCTTCGCTTTTGTCTCTAATAGCTATTCCTAGTTTTTTTGCATCTCGTCTAACTTTATTTGGATATGTATTATATGCAGTAGCTATGTCAGCAAAGCTTTTTTTATTATCAACATATTCTTTGGTAAGAACATCTAACTTTTGTTTATCGTTTAAGTTTTCATACTTTTGATATGATGTCATATAATTCTCTACTATTTATGGTTTGCATTTTTGCAACAGGCGCTTTCCAGCATATCTCCAACAAATCACTAATCTTCTCAGTTTTTGCTATACTATCAATATTGTCATTATCTAATATTGATTTCCAAAATAAAAATGGTATAGGTTCGCTTGTATTCCAATATATTTCATCCACATAAAGAAATTGTTTTTTATTTGCTGGAAAATTTTTTGTTATCATAGCACTTTTGATATCAAATACCACCAATATGCCTTTGAAATATTTAGCCTGATTAAGATGAATTATGGGAAATTTTTTATTTGTATCAATTCTATTGTATTGATTATTAAACAATATAATATTATCGTATGGATGCTCATTAACCATGTCATTGATGGTTTCAATGATACTGGTAGTCTTATCAGAATGGTCTGCGTTAATAAGATAAAAACCTATATCCACAACTATGCTCCTATAAAAGATAGTACTTGAGTGTTGACAAAGTTTTTAACAGTATACTTGTCTACGTCTTGTAGCGGTGACAGGTATTTGTGATTTGTCATGTTTGTTAATAAGTCGCCGTCCAATGAAATATTGTTTATGCCACAAACAGATGATTCGATATAAAAATTATTATCTATATCAATAAATTCTGAAAATGTATTTAGAGCAACACATAGATCATTAGTATTTGTGATACCAATATTTTGTTCATGTTTAAATTGATGATTATTAATTAAACATATTTTTAATTTTGTATTGGGATAAAGAACATTGTCTAATAGTTTGTGATTTTTATCCAAATCATTTGATAGCATAACCAGAATTTTATCATTTCTTTGTTGTTTTAAATTGCTATATATATTTTCGTCATAAAGATATTCATATTTTAAGATATTACTTCCGTCTAAAGATTCAAGGCCTGAAATGACTTTAATACCATATTTATTATAGTAATCAAATAATTGTGGATGATTAATATTTCCAGCAAATATTACTATATTTAGTTTATCTCTGAATTGATCTATAAAATCATGGAATTCCTGAGAATATTCTTGCAGAGGCAGAATAAGAGTTTGTGGTTTTATTTTGTGATACACATCGAATATACATTCGTGTAGTACTGTTGCTATAACATTTGTCTTATCGCCAATGTTTTGAAGCATTGGAAGATAAAGTTTTTCATTAAGCATGTGCGCTAATATTGTGCTCATATTTTTTCTTTTATTTTTTCTGAATCTTTACTATTAATGATTTTAACTACATAATTTGATTTTAATCTTATGGGTTCGTATTTTACGCCCAGTTCGATTGTTTTGTTGATAAGTTCGAATAAGAACATGTTTCTCATTGTTTTATTGTATACATTCTTATATAGATCAACAGTTTTTGTGTCCAAGTATACAATTTCATTCCAAAGATTATCTGTTAAATTAAAAAACATATGTTCTATATAAGAGTCATTGACACTACAACCTATATGAAAATTTGTTTTTTTATCGGTATTCTTCTTTTTAACATAAAAAATCTTTGATAAATTGATACTATCAAGTATAGTTTCTTTTACAATATTATTAAACAGTATTCCATTATTGATAATAATACATCCATCATATTTAGAGCTATCGTAATTAGATAATATAAGCTCCATAGCGTATCCCTGATTAGCTATATCATATAAGTCATTGTTAATAACATTGATGTTTTTATATTCTATTTTTTTCCTTATTCTATCGTTACCAAATCCAACGACAACAAAAATATCAATATTTTTATCTATTATATTTGCAATTTGACAATTAATTAATTCTTTCGATTTTTTAGACTTTAACAATCCTTTTGGTCCGAAAGATTTCATCCCTTTTGTTATTTCATAGCATAGTATAAAACAAGCTAATTTTTTCATATATTTTTTTGTAATACCATTACTATATATTGATTATCGTTGTATGATTTGTGAACCGATATATTGTTAATTTGTGATAATATTTCTATCATGTCTGACTCAATAAAAAGAGATTTATTTTCTAGTATAATCTTTGACATGAATTGACTATTTATATTGCCCTTAGCAACATCCTTACATAGTTTAGTAGCATTCAAAAATTTCAAAGTTATGAATCCTAGGTTGGCTATCTTTTTTGACATCAAATGAATGAGTGTTATTCTATCGGAATATTCAACTTTGTCTAAAATAGTGCAGATAATCTCATCGCATGTTCCGTTTGTTATTGCTTTTAGCTCTTCGATATTAAGGTTCGAAAAACTATCAATTTTGTCTGCATCTGATTGTATTACATTAATTTTTTTCATAGTACGAATGCCTCATTGTTAGCTGCGATAATTAATTTAGATATGCTATCTTTAAAGGTATCAAATGAATAATTCTCACGAATATACTCTGTAGAAATAGTAACTTGATGAGATAAAGCCTGTTTAGTGCTAGATATTAGGTCCTGTACAGATCTAGCAGAGAATAGGTTTGGCGTATTAATGTAGTTATTTGACAGCATGTTCCCCATGTACGTTATAGCGCTGCATCCACAACTTATTGCACAAAGAACATTGATTATGTTATGTTCATTGAAATCAATAACAACTTTATATCTATTTAACAGCTCTCTTATAGCGTTGAGATCACCTGTTAAGTCCTTTATAAGATTGATTTTTATTCCATTAGACTCCAAAACACCAGCTAAAGATTCGGCGTTTTGTGAATTTTCAAAATTTAAAATTAGCACATCGTCTGTTCTTTCTTCTGTTGGTCGTAACGAATATAGAACATCCGTTGGTATACCATATTTTACAACGACTTTATTATTAAACATACTCCATGAATCGCTTACGTCTTGAGAGAAAAATATCTTTTTTTCTCTTGATAGATTATTACTCATTAATAATAGATCTTCTTTTTTAATTTTATCTGGCCTATAAGAATGAGTAAAAATAAGAGTATTTAAATGTTGAGAAGAAAAAAATTTATTTGATGTATATCCAATAATATTATTAGTAATCCCAACATTATAGTTATTAAGTCCAACTGTGGAGTTGTCTAACAAAACTATATTATTTTTTACTGTTTCAAAAAAACCATATTGTTTGTCAAAGAATAGGGTAAATCCGCACTGGGCTAAGATAATATCAAAAAAATTCTTTTGTGGTTCATATAGAACATTAATTTTTTGATTATTGAATTTGTTGATCACATTGCCTGTGATAGTACTTAAATACATAAATTTGAACCTATTGAATCGTATGAAAAATTATTTAAACTACTAATACCAGCTTCTTTTTTCTTTAATAATTCTGTACTATTTTTAGTATGCATATCATATACTAATTTCATTTTTTCTACAAGATCATAAATATCTATTTTATACCAGTGTTCGTCTGCGTTGTATATGTCAAAATCTGTAGATAACGGCCTATTCTGAACTATAACAGGAGTCTTATGGCTTTTTACTAAAAATCCATTAGAATCATTGATATAATCTTTCATTCCGGTATTTTTATTTATGATTGGTGTTTTACCCAAAACTAAAGCCTCTGCTGCTGGTCTACAAAATGCTTCTCCGTATGACGGAGCAACAAAACAATCACAATAATTATGGAGACCTATGATATCTTTATAGGACATGTAGTCCGAGATTACAATTTCTTTTTTGTATCTTTTTTTATTACCCAATCTTTTTTTAATTTCATTGATATCGTGTTCTAATTTTTGTCCATTATTTGTCTTAATAACTAGACACACAGGATCAGTATAGTCAAAAGCTAAATTAAAAGCAATAACTAAATCGGTAATATTTTTTCTATCATTATTGTCTCCAATAAAGTAAAACTTAAACATATTATCAATTAGTGGATTTAACTTTATTTTGTAATCTTTATTCTGTTGTATAAATTCAGTATCCAGAGGCTGAGATACAACCCTGACGGGAACTTTAACACCAGATTTTATTAAGCACTGCTCTTCTGTAGATGAAGGTACCCAAACTTCATCCATTCTATTTATATTTGTTATACAGTCTGAGTTTGTAAGATTATTTGTTTCTAATTCAAAGAAACCTATATTTTTTTTGTATGAACCATTATAAAATAAGCAGTGGGGTAGAGTTTTCTGTATCACTACATCATAATTTTCGTAGAGAGAATTTTCATACGATATGATCTCTTCATCATCAAATTTTAAATCGGGGGTAGCTAAATAGACTGGTCGGGTTGTTATATTTTTATGTTTCGTTGCCAACGCTTTTATATAGCTTCTGGTAGCCATTCCCCAGCCATCTGGCTGTCTATATGGTCCCACGAATAAAATATTCATTTGATACTGTCCTTTATCTGTGCATATTGGATAAAATCTTCGTTGTTTAATTTATCCGGCATGTTTTTTGCTGTCATGGATATGTTATGATTTTTAATAATAGTGTTTAATGTATCGACAACCTTTTGTCTGGAATACGATTCCGTATTAAATCCATTTACTACGAAACCATACTCAAGGTCTTTAATCATATTCAACATTATGCTAGATGTACTGATCTGGTGATTTGGTAAGTGTTTAGAGACTAAGAATGTAACAAAATCATATGCATTATTAATATTGTCAGGTATATCTCTTATCTCTTCTATCATTGGTAGACTTTGAGACCATTTACCTTGTAATCCAGTTAACTTTACATTATCAAAATAGTTTTCCCATTTTTTAGCTATATCATCCCAATTATAATGTTGTTCAGTTAGTTTTCTGGTCTCGAATCTTTTTTGTTCTTTTAAGAACTCTGGAGTGTTATAGTACTCTTCTAAGATTTGAATAAAATGTTTGTTGTCTGGATATACTCTTATTGCCTTAGTTTCAAGTTCTTTAAAGTATTGACCTACTTTTACGGGGAAGCCGTTGACCTTATGAACTACGTCATTCATTGCACTATAATCTACAGCTACTAATGGAACACCACAAGCAGATGCTTCAACTTGTGGCATACCAAAACCTTCACAAATAGCATATTGGACATAGAGATCAAAAACATTCATAATGATCGCTAGGTTTTCTGACGATACTCCATTGCTAACACTGGGCATACTACATGCCTTTTGTCCGCATCTAGGACATGTGCATACTGGGTGCTGGAATAGTGAAGGATAGAAGTAGTGACAATTTTGACAATGATACGTAAACAGTACTCTATTACCAATCTTGTATTCTTTTAAGAGTTGAGGTATGTCCCAACCAGCATCTGGATAACTAGTGTGCAAATATAGATATAGATTCTTGCCTAACGCATGATTATTCTCTTTTTCACATTTTTCTAATAACTTTTTAATTGAGTAAAATAGATCTGGTATTAATTTTCTTTTCTGATTTCTCATTACCGATCCAACAATAAACATATCGCTATGTAATCCCATAGCTTTTCTTATATGTTGCCTGTCTTGAGAAGGAGAGAAGGTTTTAAGATCTACTCCTGGAGATGTAGTATCTATATAATTTACTCTATTATTACTTTGTTTTTTTACTGCATCTCTACCAAAATCAGAATAGGTGAAGATCGCATCAGCATGTAAAAAGGTATCTATCCAGTCTTCTTGTTGTGGTTCAGAATCAACTGTGGGCATTAGCACCCAGTGGAAAAATGGTCTTAGAGGAGACATTTGCTGGTATGCGCTCATCCAGTAGTCTCTAATATCAAAAACAATATCCGGCTGAAAGTCTAATAATACTCTTTCAAATCGCCATCTTCCGAATTGATTTTCTGGTGAAGAACTATACTCAGGAAATCGTGGATCCTTATCGTCTACTGCATTAGCATAATATTTCCATTTGATACCAGTATCTTTTGGGTCATTTGTTTTTCCATATGAAGCAAATTCTGCTATCTCATATTTGCCAGTATCATATAGCCTTGAAAGGATTTCCTTTGCATAGGTACCAAAACCAGAATTTAAAAAACTAGCTTCGGATGCCATTAATATTTTGAGCTTTTTCATATATCCTTTATTGCTTTGTATAGAACAACAAAAGCATGGCTACGAAACCCTCGTAGCCACACTTTGTATTGTTGATGATCTGTAATCAGAATGCCACGGTCTCGGCATTATCTGACTTATTCTTCTTCGAAGATAGCTTTGTTATCTTTGAAAAATTGTTTACTCTGACCTTTAGAGTATTATGCTTAACTCCATCTTTTTCCCAAGAATCATTTCTTAGTGATCCTTCCACTAGAACTAAATCACCCTTCTTAAATGAGTCAGCAATGATTTCCGCCCCACTATCCCATGCTTCGCAAGGAACAAATGTTGTTACCTTGTCCTTCTCTCCGTTTGCCTTGGTATATTCCCTAGAAACGGCAACAGTAAAATTAACCACTGTTGTTTGCTTGCCACTGCTGTTTACAACTCTAACTTCTGGATCACGAGCTAAATTACCTCTTAAGATATTAATATTCATCTATAACTCCTTAGAAAAGAACCAAATTACTGACCTATTATAACATCCGACCATCGGAATGTCAAGATTGTGCGATGTACGCTTTTTCTACAACTAGCGAGTCACCGGATTTCGATCTATTGCCTTTAACAATGATAACATTATTTTGAAATAGTATATTGCGATAACTTCTATATTGTTCTGGGAAAAAAACTACAGAATCAAGAACGCCACTATTATCTGTCAGAGTAACAAATGCCATTTCTAGTCCTGGGTTTTTGCCGTTCTTAGTCTTTGTTACGCTTATATTATCCACTTCTCCACATAGGATAATATTATCTCTAGTCATATTAGTTTTAAATTCTTTACATGTAGTATTGGTCATGCTTATATCATACATGTCAACTTTAGAACAAGTTATAGCGCATCCCAATATTTCTTCCTCAGTATCGGAAATCCACTCTGGATTATCTTCTAGTGAGTATGGAGGTTTTTTATATGCATTAATTAAATTTTGTATAATTGCTAATCTATTCTTGTTAAGTTTACCAACAGAAACTAGACCATTGATAGCTTGTAAAAAATTGTCATAAAGATATATATTGCATAATATAGTTCCAATTTCTTTTTTTGTTAACTCATTTATAAGGTTGAGTTCGAACAGCATACTGTTTCTGCTCTTTTTTAGATAAGATATTGCACCGCTTTGAATAAGAGCTTTAGCTCCAATAGAGTTGATATCTGTAAGTACTAAAAATGCAAACTGAATCCAATTTAATTGATCTAGTTTAAGATCTTTTGTTTTGACTATTGATAAAAGTTTTTTATAGACTGATCCACCAAAACCTTTTATATCTGTTAGTCCAAAATAAATCTTGTTATTTTTTAGTATGAAATATTCATTCAAATTTTTAACATCAGGTATTGCAACATCTATGTCCATTTCATTGGCATTTTGTATCAGTTCTTTAATCTCAGCCTTTGGATCTATTTTATCTTTGGCGAATCTTAAATATGAAGAAAAGAATATTTTTGGAAAGTGAGCTTTTGTATAAGCAGATAGATATGCATTAATAGCATAGCTTACAGCATGGGATTTGTTAAAAGAATATCTTTGACTTTTTTCGATCCATCCGAATATTTGTTCGGCAACGTCTTCCGATACAATTTTAAGTTGTTTTGCACCTTCGATAAACTTTAATTTTACTTTGGCCATCTCTTCTGGCTTTTTCTTGCCGATGGCTTTTCTTAACATATCGGCTTCTTGCAGATTGAACCCCGCTATAGATTTAGCTATTTCCATAGCTTGTTCCTGATAAATCATTTCACCGTAAGTCGATTTCAAAATCGGCTCCAAGGACGGATGAAAATAGTCTATGGATTCCAGTCCATTTTTTTTATCAATATAATGATTTGTTACGCTTTTTCCATCTCTAATAGCCTCTAAGCATCCTGGTCTCAAGATACTAATTAGAGCAGATAACTCTTCTATGTTTGATGGCTTTAATTTTTTAGCAATTGATCTGCCTAGACGACTTTCAAGCTGAAAACAGCCCTTGGTGTTACCATCAGATATCAAATCCCATGTTCTTTCACACTCCAAGTTTAGTTTTTCTATTTTTGGATCAAATTTTAAACGCATGTTGTTTTCGTCTGATCCAGAATCCAACTTTTCAAAAGAACATCCGCAAGAATATAAAAATTTTTGTGTCATTATTTATTCAATACAAAAGAGTCCTTAAATTTAATTTTTTGAGATAAATTTCTGTGCAATTTTAAAAATCTAATAAGAATTTCTGCACAATCTTTTACGTCTTTTAGAGCATCGTGTGCTCCTTCTTTATTTATTCCAAAATAATCTCGTAATGTATCTAAAGTATAGTTTTTAAGATCATTATTATGCTCAAACCATAGAAAGACTAAGTTCATTATATCAACAACATCTCTTGGGAAAAATACATCCGTAGTTCCCTCTTTATTTGTATTGCCATATTTTTTACTTAGTCTATCTATTATTTTTAGATCGAATCTATGTATATTATATCCGGCAGCAATTGGAGCACTAAATTGACTTTTCTTAGATGATCTGGCATGATACATTTCAAGATAGTTTATGAATAACTTCCAAGACTGTTCTTGCTGAGGATATTCTTTCCATTGGTTTAATATATCATCTTTGGAACAACCCCTCACTTTGGCATGAAAGTCTAAAATATCTGTAGTATATGTATAGTTAATGTCTTTTTCTAAGGTTTCTGGCTTAAAAAAGATATTAAATTCCGACTTTGGCACAACTTCCAATTTGATTGGATCGATAATTACTGCCGCAATTTGAACAGGACTACATTCTACTGGATTCGATCCGTCCGTTTCAAAATCAAAAACGCAAATCTTGTTATAATTAATCATTAACTTCTACTTCTGTAATTGGAGTAATCTGTATTTTTGTATTAGGATCTGTCACTTGTTTTGCATTGTTTACTCTGCAGCAACTAATTCTTTCATCGGGAATTTTTTCGTATTCAATTCCACCTGTGGTAAATTTGTCTCCAACTGCTAAATCCATAAACTTTTTAAGAATCATAGTTATTCTCCGTTCTTAAGTATGTCTTTTATAGTCATAATCTTATCAAGCATTGCCACACCAAGAATATCGAATTTAATAACCCCGATACTCTCCAGATCTTGCATTTCCATGCCAGCAATCAATTGTTCGTTTTTTGAGTCATAGACCATAGGACAAGTTTCCTTTAAGGGCATTGAACTAATTGCTATACCGGCGGCATGTTTTGGTTGTTTGGACTTGGTGCCTTCTAATCTTATAGCCTGTTCAAACCTTTTGGCAAGCGGCCCCTGTAATTCATTATTTTCGTCTATAAAGCACCATTCTTTAAGCTTGTCCGGATTATTTTCCAGAGCCCATCTGATTATGGATGCTTCGCCAGTTTCTTCTTTCATTTCTTGAAGTTCGTCTGCTATTTTGGCCTCGTCAGGTATATTTTTAGTTATCTTATTCATCTCATCAAATGTGATATTGCCATATACTCGTAATACGTCTTTTAAGGCCCCTCTTCCCATTATAGAATCTATCAAACATTAGATTATATCTTAATGGATCAATACTTGTAATACCTATCAAATAAGACACTAAACAACCAGCGGCACTGCCTCTTCCCGGCCCAGGCAGCCAATTATTATGTCTAACATAGTTGACTATATCCTGAACAATCAAAAAATAACTGGATAATCCGGCCCCTTGTAAGACCTCTAATTCGTACTTTATTCTGTCAATGTACGATTGCTGATCATCTTTTGATATTGTGTTGGCTATTTTTTCTTTCCACCCATCTCTACATAACTGTCGTAAATATTCATCTGGATTATATGAGTCTGGACATTCAAATGGAGGAAGATTAGGATTGCTCAAAATATTATATTCTTCACACATATCAGCAACCAAATTTGTATTTTCTATTTCTTCTTCTGTATGAAGACTATTGATTTCTTCCTGAGATAATATATGAAAATTATCAGAGGTAAAAAAACAAGACAGAGGAACATCTTCGCCATTAGATATTTTTCTACTGATTTCTGGAAAAGTAGTTTTAATGTTATTGCATAACAGTATCCTTTGGTCATTAGAGTCTTCTTTACGACAATAATGAGCATCTGGTGTGCATATTACTTTAGTATTTGTGATTTTACCTAGCTGCCTAATCACATCGGTAAGATCAACTTGAATAGGGGTATTGTCTTTGTCCATTAATTGACTTTCCAGAAAAAAGTTTTCTGGTCCAAATATGTCTTTCATTTTTTGGATTAAGTCAACGCCTATTTTTTCCCAATCTTTAATTAATCCATCATTTTTAATAATTTTATCGGCTAAAACCGATCCTAGATGACCACAAATACCTATGAGGTCACCTCCAGTAAATGCTGACAGAGCTTCAAAATTGAGCCTAGGCTTGTGATAATAAAAGTCTGGTCTGTTGGACTCAGAGATCAGGCGTATTAAATTTTTCCAGCCCTTGAGATTTTTGGCCAATACTATAAAGTGACTTAGTTCTTTGTTTTCTTTGCTTTGTATTGTTGGGTCATTATTGCATATGTATAATTCACAACCTAAAATTGGTTTAATTCCTTTTGTTTTCATCTCTTTGTGAAATTTGATAGACCCAGCAATATTTCCGTGGTCAGTTAAAGCACACGCTCTTGCATTAATTTCAACACATCGATCTGCGATCTGAGATGGTTTAGACAGACCATCCAATAAACTAAACATTGAATGACAATGAAGAGGAACGTAATTTTTCATTCTGTGCTTCCTGGTGCCTTGTATTTTCCTATAGCATACCCTGGTATAGTGTACTCGTCAACCACTGTGTCTATACCTTTTATTTCTATATCGTGCTTGATCTGCTCACATTTTGTCATCAGTTTATCAACTGGCGTTAACTGATTATCTCTGTACTCGCTTATAGGATGTATATGAGTGCTATCAAAAGTTGTTTTTCCAAAATGACATAATTTTGTACATTTCCAACTTTTATTTAGTTGTGGAATTTGTGTTTGTTTTATTGTTTCAAATTTTTCTTTTAACATATTTTCTGTAGAGATAAGATCGCTATCATCATAGCATATAGTAAAAGGACCACCATCGTTGATAAAGTTGATAGTAATCATTACATGTTTGATGTCTGGATATAACTGACTTACAGCATAATGGTAAATTTTTAGCTGTGGATCTTTTTGTAATTTTTCTGGAGTCTTTTCTTCTCCAGTTGCCCAATCCAATCTTCTACCAGTTTTCCAGTCTATTATTTCTATAGTATTGTCATCTACCTTTGTAATTAAATCGATAGTACCCTTTATAGCTAAATTTCCTTCCAAAGTTTGTCCTTGATAGTCATATTTAAACTTAGCCCACTTTCTTTTTATTTCAATATCAAAATGTTGTTCTGGCTGAAGTATATTTCTATTTCTAGGATCAAACATGCCCCCATTGTAGTCCAGAGCTTTATGCACCCATGAATGGCAATCTTTGTAGTCTTTTAGTTCCCATTCGTGATGAGTGAATTGACTAGTATAATAATTATATACTTTTTCAATGAGAGTATTAAGATTATATTTTTTAATATTGATTGGCCCAACAACATCATCAACTATTTTAGTTTCAGAATTTTGTTCAGCCAACTTGATACACGCCAGGATTTCTAATACTTTATGTACTATTGTTCCCTTATCAGCTTTTTTATTAGATGGCGATCTTATTCCTAGTACATATTCTATAAAATATTGTTGTGGACACATACAGTGTGTCCCATAAGAACTGCTTCTTAAGTATGTAATTATGATAGTATCATTCCTTTATTTTTAAGAAATTCAACGATAGTATTGTTTCGTTCATCAATTCCTAGGTTCTCGTTGTCTATGACCAGATCAAAATTATTTGGATCATATCTTTCTGGATCGAGTGCAATCTCACTTAGATGAGTAGAATTGAACGGATTACGAGTTAATCTGATTATAAAACCACCAGCATCACGTATAGCCTCCAGTTCGTTTGGGAATCTACAGTCTGCTATAATAGCAAAATCTAAGTTTTCATTTTTTATTTTTTTGATCGTAGCGTTAGTCCATACTTGATTTAGCATTTTACGAAAGATATCAGTACCAACAACTTGCATAACTTGTCTTGCTGTCATAAATCCGCTTGGATCATAATCAGACTGTTCCATATAGTTATTTTCGTATCCCACCACATTTTCCCATCTAATATTAGTCAAGGAATTTTTGTGATCATCGTCACCATAACATTGTTCTTCTGTTAACCCCAATATATTTATACATATATCTTGTTTTAATGGGTCGGCAAAATTATAGATTTTAGATGTACCCATTGTATATTGAGAAAACAAAGACTGTATAAATTGAGAACTGGTAGTCTTACCAGATTGTTTTCTTCCAGAAAATGCTATAATCAGTGTCATATTATTTTTCCTAAATACTCTTTAATTTCTTTGTTTATTTCTTCTGTTGTCATATCAGCAATATCTGGTTTGGATATTTCTGGTATAAAAATTCTATATGTATTTTGACATTTATTTTTGATCTGTTGAGCAGCCTTTTTGCCTGCCTCATCATTGTCTGTCAATATAACTATATTCATTGCTCCACTAGAATCAAGTATAATTTTTTGTCTATCGCTAAGCGAAGATCCAAAGATTGCTACGCTATTATGGATATTATTTTCTTCTAATTTCCAAACATTTCCTGGACTTTCAACAACAATAACTGTATGATTTTTTAGTATATGTTCTTTTGCAAGCCAGAAGTTATACAAATGATTTTGACTTTTAAATTCATGGTTGTGTTTCCATTTGGGAAACTTCCATCGATCTGACTCGTTGGGACATTTAGCTGTTGGATTATGGAAGCATCCACATTGTGTACATTTTTCAAAAATAGATCTACCTGTACACCCAACAAGATAATGATAATTGTTATCGTATATCGGAGCAACTGCTCTGTTGTACATCTCCTTATCTGGCCTGTCGCAGACTCCAACATCATATTTGTCTAGTATCTCTTTTGAAAAGCCTCTGTTCATAAAGTAGTCTGCTGGTATGTTCAAAGATTTTCTAACCATTTCTCTTGTTATTAGAGATTTATTTTCCATTGGAATGGTTTTTTTTACATGGTTTACCACATTTGCAAATAAAGCTTTATTTTTATCAGACTTAGATATTTTAATGCTTTTTAGGTCTTTATTCAAGAAGGATAAACAGTATTTTAAAGCTTCATCAAACGAGCAATTTTCGTCACCAGCTTTTGACCAACCATATTTTTTACTAGATAAAACGCCTCTAACGAATCCTATTATTGATCCTTTAAAAAATTGTTCACAGCTATGGGTTCTACATTTCCAGTTACCTCTGTATGTTTCACCTTGATGATATATATTTACTGCTGATTGATTGTCTCCATTATGAATTGGACAACACATAGATACCATCTTTGAAGACATAGAATATTCAATGTCTAAAGACTGCAATAACGATTCTATATTATCACACAAATCATCACAAACTACTTTTAGTTTGGATTGATCAAGCGAAGGGGATTTCTTGTTCATTGTCCTTGTCATCTACTATTTTAAATCCTTTATCAGATCCTGTTTTATTATTTACCACATCTAAACGCGTTCTACCTTCTGTTATTTTTGCACACCAACCTTTCATGTAGCAATTGATATAATCATTATCGTCTAATCCGCCACCATGACGACTAATCAATGGAACCAATTTTCTATTGCCGTTATTTGGTCCATCTTCTGCAATTTCTTCGTCGCTCTTTCTTTTGAAAATGGTAAAGTTGCTACAAAGCCAAATGATTCTATCCGAGCCAGAAGCGGTGTCTGTACTTTCTTTTGTGATACCATCTCTGTTTAATTGTACGAAAGCTACAATAGGTACTTTATATCTTATTGCAAAATTATGAAGACTTGTCATCATGAATC